TACTCACGTGATTGAACATCAGCTGTGTTACCATTGTTACGATAGGTACGCAGTGGTGCAGCGACCACACGGAACACATCTACCTGTCCACCACGGTTATTTGCAGTTGTAGTAGGACGGACAGAACCAATGTACTGCTCGTTAGGATCACGATAAATGTCAAACCAATGACCCAGGTGTGCATTAGCTCCTGTGTCCTCACGTAGAAATTCACACCCCGGACGCTTACCTAGCATCCTGGTGACGTCAGGTAGAGCGTTTACACAATCTTTAACCTGACCCGAAAGTTTAAGTTGGTCAGGTTGTTCTGAGATACCCGCGACATAGCTCGGGATTGTTTGACTAATAGAACTCATCGCTGCAATGCACTAGAAGGAGAATAGGAATCCCACACAGTTCCATCACGCCATCCCATCATGCTGTAGTCACCCTGGTTGCACTCATACTCCATGCAATACGCTTGGGCTCGAACCTCATTCTGTTGTAGCATTTGAACTAGTTGTGGGTTAGAGACCAGCTGTGCAGCAGCACGGCTAGCAGCCCTGTAGATAACAAGACGTTTAAAAGGTTGGGGTAGATTAGTAAACTCTAGAAGGTAGACATAATCAAGATCAATAGTACCGTCATTGTTTAACAATCCTTTGGCTTTAGTAAATTCATTGGTGTGCTGTACCTTGTCATACAGCTTACCATCTTTGATAATAACGTTGACATTACGGTTTCTGAAATCACCAGTCATGTCAACTTGTAAGACATCATCAGTAATTAAGATTTGATCATTAGCGTCAGGTGTCTTGGTGACATGTGTCTCAGTGTTAAATGACCAACCCTCACTCTGTACATCACGGTTACATTCTTGCAACAGTTGGTAGATGTAGGAGATCTCAGGGTTAGCGTAATCAAGTGTAGTAATAGGTGCTTGACCGATCGCTCCCAGCACTTGGTTGACTGCGGATAGTTCGGTATCGGTCTTAAATGTGGAGGAAGAAGCGGTCATAGTTTTAAAGAAAAAGGGGAGCCATAAGACTCCCCAGTATAATCAGGTTCGAGTGATAGTTGGAGTATCAGCTTCGACAGTAGGGTATGCGAAACGCAGACCTTGAGTAACAGAGAAGACGCTAGAACGGGTAGCAGAGTTGCTATCACCGTCAAACACACCACCCTGAGTCAGGGCGACAGAGAAGCGTACAGCTTCGTCACCAGCAATGCTGACGCTGCCATCCATGTTACCATCAAAGGCTCCACCGGGACGGTTACCGAGACCCCCAGAAAGGGTCCCAGCTACACCTTGGTCACCGGCAGCCGAAGTTTGGTTAGCCATAGTATTTAATAATTAAGAATCAAGATGCGGAAAGCTCACTACCATCAGCAGCTTTACTTTGCACACCACCAGACACCGTACGACCAACTTCCACAGGAGTGGTAGGGTTGAGCGTCAGGCTAGTGATGAATGCACCAGGAAGCATTGCATTGGTTTGAGTCACAATCCGACTAGTACCAGGAGTAATCATAGTAGTCTCCTAAATCAGACAGCTTGCAGTTCGATTGCAGCGGCAGGGTTCAGAGTGCCACAGCCCATAGCCATACGACCGACGACAAGATCGCCTTGGTACATGGTCTTGATGTCAGAACCAGAAGTCTGGATCGAAGGACCCACGGCTTCGACACAAGCAGCTGCGTCACGGTAGTAGATCAGACCAGCGTGGCTAGAGAAGTCACCACTGTAATCGTTGTTCTCACCTTGAGCGGTTGCAACGGTACCAGCCAGGAACGGCAGGTTGTTGGAACGCTTGATGTCGATACCAGCAATGCTGTACACACCGGAACCAGCCTGCAGGTTAGTACCTTGGCTGTCGCGGTTCAGGATGTTGGTGTCTACTTGTGAGACCAAAGCATAATACTGGCGAGGGGAGAGGACGGCGGTGCGTCCGTTCTTGGGCATATTCTTTTCGTCAAGAATGGAAGCGGCTTCAAAGAAGGCGTCAACCAGGGCTTGAGCGTTGAACTCATTGTTAGCACCCAGACGGATCACAGAACCACCGGGCTCAGGACCAGGAGCTGCAGTGATAGGATGAGCTTCACGTGCTGCCAGAGCAATCGTACGGAAGATCTTCTTATCGTATGCCTCAGCCAGAGCGTGACCGATCTTGGCAGAGATTTCAGAGCGCAGGCTGTAGTGAGCCAGAGTCTCATCGAGGTCATAGACAAATGCCGAAGAAATCAGCAGGTCATCCATGACGATAGTCTTCTCAGCCACGGGGAGTCCACTACCCAGACCAGCTCCACCATCGTTAGAACCGAGGATAGGCAGACCAGGGGTGTGATACTCAGCCGACATGCGACCGGTGAAGATGAATTGAGCAGCCTTGCCGTTGCGAAGCTGACGGCTTTGAACGGTGCCCTTAGCAATCGTAGCGCTTTCATACGCTTTGATCATTTCGCCCGTAAAGAGCTTCAGGTAAGTTGCATACTTAGCGTCGTATGCAGACACGACTTGACCGTTGATAGTTACGGTATCACCGAAACCAGTACGACCAAGACCAGGGTTCCGGTTAACAGAACCAAAAGAAGTACCCCTTACTTCATTGTTATCAAAAGTGGGTACGTTAAAAGTTGCCATTGTAATGTAGAGAGTGTATGTTTAACAGTCTCTTAAAGCTTTAAGATATTTAGTTGAAAATTTTTTTGTGGTAAAATTCAACGTCTTACCGAACGTTCGGCAATTGGGTATCCCGTAGGGCCAAAAGCCAAAAGAAAGGAGAGTCCGACTCTGAGGTGCTCTCCAAACTACTGTCAGCTAGCGACAGTTACTTGAGTCTTAGATGCGTTAGCAGGGTTGGTAGCATCGCTAGACAGTGCACAGGTGAAGGTGTACGTATCAGCAGCATCAACGTGTGCAAAGATAGTATCCAGAGCAGTACCAGCCAGTCCACCACCGGTCAGATCGGTACCATCTTCTGATTCAAAAGTGATAACACCACTACCAGCAGAGGTAGCAGACCAGGTGTAGGTAGTCGTAGTACCAGCAGGTTCAATAGCGTTTTGGCAAACCAGTTTAATACGGTTTGCAGCAGCAGTACCCATGGTAGCAGGACCTTCAACATAAGCCCAGGCATAGGTGTCAGGATCCATAGAGACACGGTTGTCACTGCGGACAGTTTGACCAGTCAGGGGCTGGCCAGAGGGAGCTTGCTCGGTGATGGGTACACGAGCAGTTTCATAAATAAGAGGTGCAGACATTTAATAATTACCAGTTTGCAAGAGTTTTCGGGCGGACAGCCAGGGAGATCAACGTGGTAGCTTGGTTGCTATCGTCACGGTTACCCACCAGGTTCTGGCAATCAGCCAGCCGTTGTGCTACGGAGCCACTAGCAGGATTGTCACCTTCAGCTTGGTTGCCGGGGATGAACAATGGATCTGTTGAGGCTGCAGTCACATAAGTTGTTACTTGAGCAGCAGGCCAGGCGTCTCCGCCGGCTCGCCCAAATCGAGTGCGTGCCATATTGTTAATAATAGATTTTAATGTGGTCTATTCCCACCGTCTAGACGGCGAAGGGTGTCCCGTAGGGCCAACGCCAATAGGCAGGGGAGGAATTGCACCTCCCCAAAAGTCTACTTGCCAGATTTAATGTAAGTAACGCCGCGATACTTCAGCTTGGCTTGCTTGACAGCAGCCTTTTGCTCTTTGACGCGAGCTTGCAGTTCAACGGTAGGCATTGAATTTCTCCGAAGTACCACACCCCCGTTCCATGGTGTGGCGTCATGCGTCCAACATGAAAGTCTCCTCTAGGAGTACACGTTGCAGACTATCTCTCAGGTATACATAGTATTGCTGCTCCACAGGATCCCCACCTGGCCATTGGTCAAGTGCGAAGTTTACTGCTTTGTGCATCATGCGGAGAGAGGTGGCTGTAAATTGTAGCTCGTAGATGTTGTCTTCCATGAGGATGAACGTACGTTACTTAGAAAGAATACTTGAGACCAGCCTTGGTACCAACACCGAGACCTTCCAGTTCGAGACCTTCAGGGGTGATGGCAGAGACTTCACCGTAAGCGGACAGGCGCTTGGTCACAGCAACACTGAGACCGACCTTACCAGAAGCAGCGCCGACTTGCTCGGCATCGTCCGGGAAGGACACGGCAGGACCGCCCTGGATATACCAGCTAGCATCCTTACCCAGGCTGTTCTCGTAGCCCACGTGAGTCTCCAACAGAGTACCTTGATAGTCTTCACCAGACCAACCTTGGTTAGCTTCGACGTTCAGGTACACGCCAGCCATAGCAGGCATAGCGAAGGCAGACAGCGCGAGGGTGGAAAGAGCGATGTTTTTCATAATAATAAGTTTAAGCTTTCTTAGGTTTCTTTGCAGTTTTTGCGGAGCGTTTAAAGTTAGCAGCCGTAGGTGCTCCAGCAGACCCAGGACTCCTCATTTTCTCACCACTGCCAGCAGCAATACGCTTACGCTTGGCGTGGATGTTGGCATACAATCCTTGTTTAGCCATTTAACATTTCCATTTACGTAGGGCTAGAGCCTTCCGGGTGGGCTTACCGTTCTTCTTCATCGGTCCTTTGACACCCTTCATTCGGGCACAGAAGGACCGCTTACGAGACCCGCCACCAGGTTGGGGAGCTTTCAGGTTTGAACCTGTTTCACGATTATACTTCTCGCGACCTGCTTTTGTCAAGCCGCCAGACCGTGACTTATGCTTCCCCATCCGTAGACTAACAGACTTTCTTTTTCTTGATTTGCTTGCCACTTGGTTTACCTTTAGTAGTGGGCTTCATTGGTTTTTTCTTGTCGCCGTAGTGTCCAGGCATTACCATACTCCAGGGATAAGTTGACCAGTCAAAGCATACGCTCCAAGCGCAGCGATGACGCCGAGCATGGCAAGTCTGCCATTGAGACGCTCGGCTTTCTCGTTATGGGGGATAGAGTTCTCGTCGATGTACATACGTGGTTCAGTGGGCCAGATTTGGGTGTCGTTCATTAACCGATTGCGGGTGAAGTAAGTGCGATAGGTGCGGACTCAGCGGTTGCCAAATCCAATGGGAAGTTGTGTGCATTACGTTCGTGCATGACTTCCATACCGAGACCAGCTCGGTTCAGGATGTCAGCCCAAGTATTAATGACACGACCAGAACCATCAATGATAGATTGATTAAAGTTAAATCCATTCAAGTTAAATGCCATGGTACTGACACCAAGCGCAGTGAACCAGATACCAACAACAGGCCAAGCAGCCAGGAAAAAGTGAAGGCTACGTGAATTATTAAAAGACGCATATTGAAAGATCAAACGACCGAAGTAACCGTGAGCAGCTACGATGTTATACGTTTCTTCTTCTTGACCGAACTTGTAGCCTTGGTTTTGAGACTCTGTTTCAGTAGTTTCACGAACCAGAGAACTGGTGACAAGAGAACCGTGCATAGCAGAGAACAAAGAACCACCAAAGACACCAGCCACTCCCAACATGTGGAAGGGGTGCATAAGGATGTTGTGTTCTGCTTGGAAGACGAGCATATAGTTGAAGGTACCTGAAATACCAAGTGGCATACCGTCAGAGAAGGATCCCTGACCGAAGGGGTACACCAAGAATACGGCTGTAGCCGCAGCAACAGGAGCGGAGTATGCGACAAAGATCCAGGGCCTCATTCCGAGTCGATAACTAAGTTCCCATTCGCGTCCCATGTAAGCGAAGACACC